AAACTTAGATAGTGATTACGAGGACGAAGAACGCGAACCTAGACAGAGAGTTTATTACTAATGGCAATAGAAAATTCAAATAAAGAAGACCTATTTAGTAAAAATTACTCTTTTTTAAATAAATGGCATAATGATAATTATACTGTTTTAAAAAAAGGAGAAAAATTTAAAGACACCTCTATGCAACTAGGAACTTATGGAATGGATAATAAAACTTTTATTTTGCCAACATACAAAAAAGGCGTTGGAAAAATAGCAGATCCTGCAAAATATTTTTTAAAAGATATTAAAAGCGGAAAAATACAAGGCTATAATTCAATTGTTGCTGCTGAGAAAGAATTAAAATCGTTAAGAAGCAAAATCTTACAAGTACAAAAAAAATAATGGCAATAGAAAGACAAACACCTGATCCTGCTCAAGAAGTAGAAGACATGCAAGATATGACAACTGAGCGGTCAACCGAAGATATTGATGATGAAATTATTGAAATCTTAGAAGGGTTGGATGAAGAAGAAGGAGTTCAGTATCAAGACGACGGCTCTGTTATTTTGGGTGAGATGGAAGAAGAGATGGGAGCTGTTGGCTTTAGCGAAAACCTAGCCGAAGTCGTTTCTCAGTCTGAACTAAGCAAAATCTATATTGAGCTAACGGCCGCAATAGAAAACGACAAATCAGCCAGAAAAGACTGGGAAAAAACTTATACCGACGGACTCAAGTATCTAGGTATGAAGTTTGACAATGAAAGATCTGAGCCTTTTGAGGGTGCAAGTGGCGTGATTCATCCGTTACTAGGAGAAAGCGTTACTCAGTTCCAAGCCCAAGCTTACAAAGAATTATTGCCTGCTCAAGGCCCAGTTAAAACTCAAGTCGTTGGCGAATACAGCGCAGCTTCAGAAGAACAAGCTCAACGCGTTAAAGAGTTTATGAACTACCAAATCATTCACGTGATGGAAGAGTACGACGAAGACTTAGATCAGATGTTGTTCTATCTGCCGTTGGCAGGTTCTGCGTTTAAGAAAGTTTATTACGATGAAAACTTGCAAAGAGCTGTTTCAAAGTTTGTTGCACCCGAAGATTTAATCGTTCCTTACTATACAACCGACCTAGAGTCTTGCCCAAGAATTACTCACGTGATTAAGATGCCAGAGAACGAAGTTAAAAAACTGCAAGCGATTGGTTTTTACAGAGATGTGAAAGTAAGCGATGGCAGCGATCTATCAAACGCATCTGGCGTTAAAGAAGAAATTGAAAAACTAGAAGGAATGGAGCCGTCTTACGATACGGGTGAAGTATCTAATCTTTACGAAGTTCATTGCAACTTAGACCTCGAAGGGTTTGAAGATGTAAATGAAGAGGGCGAGTATACAGAAGTTAAATTGCCTTACATCATAACGATTGACAGCAACAGCGAAAACATTTTAGCGATTCGTAGGAACTTTGAAGAAGAAGATCCAATGAAAAACAAAATTGAATACTTCGTTCACTTCAAGTTCTTGCCAGGTCTAGGCTTTTACGGCTTTGGCTTAACTCATATGATAGGTGGTTTATCCAAAGCCTCAACGTCAATTGTTAGACAATTGATTGACGCTGGTACTTTGGCTAACTTACCTGCTGGTTTTAAAACCAGAGGCATTCGTATTCGAGACGAAGATTCTCCGATTCAGCCAGGTGAGTTTAGGGATGTAGATGCACCCGCAGGATCTTTGCGCGATGCGATTCAACCCCTGCCTTTTAAAGAACCAAGTCAAACCTTGTTGTCTTTGTTGGGGCTATTGGTTCAAAGCGGCCAAAGGTTTGCCTCTATTGCAGAAATTAATATAGGCGAAGGTAACTCGCAAGCACCCGTTGGAACTACGGTTGCCTTGTTAGAGAAATCAACCAAAGTTTTGTCTGCTATTCATAAACGCTTGCATGCAGGTCAAAAGAAAGAGTTTAAACTTTTAGCAGAAATATTCTCTAAGAGTTTGCCCGAGTCTTATCCATACGCTATAGCAGGCGGTCAAATGGAAATCAAGCAAGCTGACTTTGATGATAGAGTGGATGTATTTCCTGTCTCTAATCCAGACATATTCTCTACCAGCCAAAGAATTATTATGGCTCAAGAAATGATGCAGTTGGTTCAATCCAACCCGCAGATTCATGGTCCAAATGGTATGTACGAAGCTTATCGCAGAATGTATGCTGCGTTAGGAACTGACAATATTGATTCTTTGCTGATACCACCCCCAGACACTCAACCGAAACCGATTGAATCTGGAATGGAAAACAGCACTTTGTTAATGGGTGGAACAGCGCAAGCATTTATTCAGCAAAACCATGATGCTCATATTGCATCTCACGTTAACTTGTTGAACATGCAGCCAGTTCAAATGAACGCTCAGATTCAAGCCAACATACATTCGCATATCATGCAGCATCTACAGATGAAAGCTGACTTGATCGCGCAACAACAGATGCCGCCCGAGGCTATGCAGCAATATCAACAATTGCAGCAACAAGCCCAACAATCCACACCTGTTGACGCGGCGGCGCTCAATCAACAAGCCAACGAAATACTGGCGCAGTTCAGCTCTCCAATAATGACCGATCTAATGGCCCAGTTTGCTCAGCAAGTAGCAACGCCGCCGCAAGAAGATCCGTTGGTTGCAATTAGAAAGCAAGAGTTAGCGCTGAAAGGTCAAGAGTTACAACAAGACAAAGAACAGTTTGCCGTTAAAGAGCAAATGCGTTCAGATGAAAAATCCCGACAAGATCAAATAGACCGAGAACGTATTGACGCTCAGCGAGATATTGCTAGAATGAAAGACGATACGACTCAAGATAGACTTGACCAGCAAAAAGAACTAAAATTAATTGATATCGGTCTAAAACAGTTCGATCAATTTAGGTAAACAAATGGCTAAAAATATAAAAGTAGACAAAAACAAACTTTCATACAGCAACAAAGGAACTGTTCCTTCTAAAACAAAAGCAGGAACTTTTTCAGCAAGTACCACTCCTACTCCAGGAACAGGTAAAGGCAAAGCTAGAGGTATGGGAGCAGCCGAGTTCGGCGGTAAGTTTTCTGGCATTTATTAATGTCAACAATTTGGGTAGCTAACCAATTAAAAAAAAGGCTACAGGAGAAGAAAGACGACACCCAGAGTCAAATACTCAATGGTGCGCAATCTTTTGAAGATTATCAATATCTACGTGGACGTTACAATTCCCTCGTTGACGTAGAACAAGAACTTAGGGAATTGCTAAAAAGGATAGAAGAAGATGACGAAGAACAAAGTGCTAGTACCTGACCATATTGCAGCTGAATTAGAAAACGACAAAGCCGCAGAAACCCAAAAAGAAGAAAGTAATTCTGAAGTTGACAAAGCTTTTGTCAGCGCAGAAGAACGTGTTTTAGATCCTACCCTGGTTGATAAAACCTTAATAGAAAGAATGCCCAGTCCTACTGGATGGAGAATGTTGATTCTTCCTTACAGAGGCAGAGGTGTATCTAAAGGCGGGATTGTATTAACAAAAGAATCAGTTGACAGAGAAGCTTTGGCCTCAGTAGTTGCGTATGTGATTAAAATGGGTCCGCTCTGTTACAAAGACAAAGACAAATTTGGAGACACACCTTGGTGTGAAGAGAAGCAATGGGTGCTAATTGGTCGGTATGCTGGAGCTCGCTTTAAGTTAGGCGATGATGCAGAATGCCGTATTATTAACGACGACGAGGTTATCGCGACCATTCAAGATCCCGATGATATCGTCACGCTATAAACGTGAGGAGGACTCATGCTAGAAGAAGAAAATAATCAAGCTCCAGAGGAGGAGATTGAAGAAGGTGAGGTTGTAGAACTTGATGTTCCAGAAGAAGATCAAGAAGCGCAAGCTGCCGTAGAAGATGTTTCTAAAGAAGAAACAAAAAAAGATGAAGAGCAAGACGAATTAGAAAACTATTCAAAAGGTGTTCAAAAACGTATTGCTACTTTAACCAAAAAAATGCGTGAGCAAGAGCGTGCAGCTCAATCTGCTTACGAGTATGCAAAAAACTTACAAGCTGAAAATGAAAATTTAAAAAGCAGTACGTCGCAACTAAACCAAAGCTATTATGGTGAGGCTGAAAACAGATTAAAATCTCAAAGAGCTCAAGCCAACACAGTTTTAAAAGGTGCTTATCAAGATCAAGACTGGGACAAGGTAACAAAAGCCCAAGAAATTCTTGACAAAATTACTGTTGAAGAAAGTAAGTTAGCTAACGGCAGAATGCAAATCGAAAGAGAGCCTGTGGTTCAAAATGTTCCACAAGAGCAAGCATTTCAACAACAAGTTCAAGCTCCACCTGCCCAGGCAGACCCTGAAGCAGAGGATTGGGCACAAAAAAACGAGTGGTTTGGTCAAGACGAGATAATGACTTTAGCCGCTTTTAACATTCATCAGAAATTAATTGAGGAAGAAGGGTTTGATCCTAGCGACTCAATGTACTATGATGAGATAGACAAACGTATTAGAGTCGAATTTCCGCATAAGTTTAACAGCGGCGGAGATGTAAAACCTAAAGCGAAGATGCAACAAACTGTTGCTCCAGCTGGACGGTCAGAAAGCTCTGGTAAAAAACGACAAGTCAGACTAAGCAAAAGCGAAGTCGAAATGGCCCGTCGTTTAAATGTACCAGTGACAGAATACGCTAAGCATATTAAAAGGTAACAAATATGGCTGATAACAAAGAAACCGATAACAGAACTCCTCGTTCTGCCGATACTCGAGCTGATATGAACGCTCGCAAACCATGGCGTCCCCCATCTATGTTGGAGACACCACCTGCACCTGAAGGTTATACCTATAGGTGGATAAGAGCCGAAATTGTCGGTCAGGAAGATAAAAAGAATGTAATGTCTAGGTTACGTGAGGGCTTTGAGCTCGTACATACTGAAGAGATTGGAGACTTTGAACTTCCTTCGATTGATGATGGAAAGCACGCTGGTGTTGTATCCGTGGGTGGTTTGCTTTTGGCAAAGATTCCAAACGAAACACGTGACGAAAGAAACGCCTATTTCTCAGAACGTGCTCAACAGCAACAAGAAGCTATTGACAATGATCTATTAAAGGAATCAGATCCAAGTTCTCCGATGTTAAAACCTCAGAGAACATCAAGCGTAACTTTTGGTGGCGGTGAAAGAAATTAATTCTTATACCGTCTAATAAAAATTTAATTTAAAGGTAATAATATGTCTAATCAAAATGCACCTTTCGGATTAAAACCAGTAGGAACAGTTGGTTCGGGCTACAACAGCGAAGGAGTAACCGAATACAAAATTGCCTCTGGTGCATCTGGAAACATTTTTTCAGGCGACCTAGTCAAGATGGCGAGCACAGGAACTATTTTAGTTGCTGGTGCTACAGATAATCCTGTACTAGGAGTCTTTAGAGGATGTCAATATACAGACTCAAATGGCGATACAATTTTTTCATCGTATTGGCCAAATGGAACTGTGACATCTGACGCGGTGGCATTCGTAGTTGACGATCCTAATGCCTTGTTTGAAGTTCAATCAGCTGCTACTGGTTCAGTAGTGCAAACAGTTGTTGGTAATAATGCTGACTCTGTTTACTCAACTGGTTCAACACAAACAGGTATTTCTGGAGTTAAAATTAGTGGCACTACTGCTGCTACTACGGCTCAGTTAAGGATTGTGGGCGTTTCTACTGATCCTGAAAACAGCACCCTAGGTACTGGTTCAGCTTCAACAAACGTGAACTTGATTGTTAAAATTAACGAGCACTTCTATGCTCAAACCACAGGGGTATAACTAATGGCTATTAATAGATCCCAATTAGCAAAAGAACTAGAGCCTGGTCTTAATGCCCTTTTCGGCATGGAGTATGCAAGGTACGATTCTGAACACGAAGAA